TGCTTCAGTATTTAATAATTATATACAGAACAGTTATAAACATAATGGTACATAAATTCCCCTTTTTTGTCCTATTTAAATTTAAACAAATAACAAACCTTGCAGGATGTCAGGATAGAACTATATTCTCTTCAAGTACTGATATAACAGGGTTTACGGGAACAGTCAGGATGGATAACTTGAGTAGTTTAAGGGATCAGAATAAACTTTAATGGTACATGTTTCACTTATTTTTGACCTATTTAAATTATATCTGTTACCTATTTTATTTGTAATCATTAATAATAAGTTATATAAGTAATTAATATATAAATACAGAAGCAATAAAAACTAAATATGTCAGGATATAAAGTAATAAGGATTGTAAACCTACGTGTATCAAGGGTTTTAAATAGGTCAAAAAGTTTGTATGCTTAGGGATAATAGGTCAGGATTAGGGGACTGTATAAAATAGGACAAAAAAAGTTAAAGTTGTTGTTGACAATTAAACAACAAACTGATAAGATGAGGTCAAGATAAACAAACGACAACTAATCGTTCAGATTGAATATAAAAGTAAGTTGTGAAAATGTGACAAAACAAAACTAAGGGAGATGTTTACAATGACAAATAAGAAAGCAGCTAAAAGCACAGCAACACCGAAACGAATGAAGAAGTACCGTATGGATAAAGGATTTACGATTTACACATTAGCAGAACGATTAGGCGTAGACGAGTCATCAGTATGTAACTGGGAGAATGGTCAGAAGTACCCGAGACGTGGTAACTTAACAGCGCTAGAGGATATCCTGGGCGTAGGTTACAGAGAGTTATTCGAAGACTTAACACCTGAGGAAATGAGAGATATTAACGATCGCAGATACAAAAGAGAAGATGCATAAAAAAGAGACCAAGGCAAAGCGCCCTGGTCTTTTAATATGTTGGTACCATTTTCACGATCATTTGCGGGTTGATAAAATACCATACCCCTGAGAAGTCCGCTGCTGCATTTACTTTCATCATTGGTGCTCCGCTACCCTTAATGTAGTTCCCTACAATTGAGTCAGGAGCATCAGGTACACCGAACGTATTAAAGATTTCCAATGGTACATATGCTTTTTCATTTAAAATTGTTGTGACCTCTACTGACTTCAACTTTCTAGCCATTTAAATCATCCTCTCTTAGTGCTTGCTTGCCAGGCTAAAGATATAACTGATAAGTCCTCCAAGAACAACCATTAATGCGTTTTCAACAAGCTTGCGTTGTCTGTCATCCCCTTTTTCATCCTTCGCTTCTAGGTCTTCTAGTTCCTGCTCTAGATGCTCGATTCTGTAAAAGAGGTGGGACTGTTTCTCTTCACTGATTGCCATTTTCTTATCGATATCTTGTACGATACCTTTAAGCTCATCGACAACCTTCTTCAGTTCAGCAGCGCTGTTTTCACGCTCTTGGAGTGTGGACTCAATTTCTTGTAACTTCAATAGTGCTTGTTGGTTTTGGTTGCTATTCACTGAAACCCCACCTTTCTGCTATTTACCATATAAAACCTTTCCGTTTTTGTACCTTTTCATAACCCACATCGAAATGATTCAAAAATTGTAACAGTACTGCTCTGCTCTCCTCGTCTTCTATCTGCCCGTACTGCGATTCGGTATTTACGGTAAACCGCACCTTTCCGTCTTGTTTTAAGTCTAATTCGATTCGAACCCAATCTTTCTGATCTGATTCGAGGTACTGAAATGCAAAGTCGATCAGAAGACCTAATGACAATAATCTATGTATCGTATACGTGTGGTGGCTTGTCCTATTGCTGCTAATCATATTGCTCACTAGGTCACGAAATTCTGCCTTTAAATTATGTTGCTGCTTACTCCCTACTCCGTTCATCGCCAATCTCCTTTCGTTCTCTATTACTCGTTAGGGCAGTCGTAACTAGCACAAGTAGTAAACCGTTCTTGATCGTGATGGTTTGGTACATCCCACTTCGGAAGAGGATGATATCTGATATAATAGAGATATACACTAGTATGATGAATGAGAGAGCTTTAAGTGTTGGGAACACTAGCCTGAATAACAATCCCTGGTGTAGGATAGACGCTGTTATATACGACATATAAGTAACAATGGCATAGAAGACAAGGGTTAAAATGATGGACGCAATCAGATAAATCATTGTTTTCTACCCTCTTTGTCTTATTTATCCCTACTAATATAGAACTTTATAGAGTGTTTTTTGCAATATCTTCTATATTAGAGGTATAAAAATTTTTCTCAAGTGGAGGTTATGTCAATGTTGAAGTATAACAAGCAGATGCACATGAAGGTTATTCTCATTCTCCTAGCAGAAGCGTTAGCCATCTTGATTACAGACTTTGTATCAGCGAACATCGTTCCGATTGAACACACAACTATATCTTATATTGTATGTGGAGCGGTTTTAGCTTTTGCTGTAGTCAGCTCGTATGATTATATTATACGAAAAGGCGCTATGCGTGCCCAACAGGAGCGGCAGGACTTAATGAATACAGCCATGCTTCGCTACAGCACAAAGCATAGAGACCACAGATAACAGGAAGGTAGGTGCTTCAAATGTTTGGATTATCAGAAAGAGAACTAGACGACTACAGAGAAATTGCCCAGGATTTTGCGGTGAGTGAACTAACACCTATGATCGTAGAGGAAGCTAAATTACTAACGGTATTGATTGAGAAGGATGGAAAGCTATTACCCCTCCCGTCTTACATTAACAAAATGATTGGTGATTTAGAGCAGATTATTACGCTAACTACAGTAAATATGGCATGTGACTACGCAGGTCTAGTATCTGAAATGAAACTGAAAGAAGCAGAAATTATTAAGCACTTGCACGAGAAGTACGAATCATATGTAACGAAACAGTTCATCAAATACAATCTATGCTTTACTGTGGAGTCCGCAGATCGTATTGTGGGTGAAATTATCCTGGAACTTCCGTATCTGTACGTAGATGCAGTGGACAATGAGGAGTTCGATGGGGACAAGTACTTAGAGGAAAAGTTAGTGGCTTACAACGAATACTTAGAAACTAACCCAATCTTTGGTGAGGAAGACGAAGAAGAATAGGTGAATTAAAATGGTGACAAAAAAAGAAATCGTACATAAAAGGCGGAAACTCATGAGTCTAGCCGAAAAAAGTCACTCATTTAATAAAGGAGACAAGAGGGTGCATACTCCCAGGGTATGTGTGGTGTGTGGTCGCCCTCTATCCTCTTTAATTATTAATGAGAATAAGTACATAATTATACAGGCTCATACCCGCTATCATTTAAACGAATGGTTTATTATGGACGCTTGTAGAGACATTACATCGTGCTACAGAACACTAAGGCAGAAAGGGGAGCTGATTGAAGATGTCAATGGCTGATAACATTCGTAACGGTATCAACAAGAAGAAGCAGGCTTTCGACAGTGAGAAAGAGCTTCGAGATGTTTTAAACTCTGCTTTAACCAAGGGTGTATTTAAATTCATGCAGCGTATGGATGCAGGTGAAATTCCAATCGATAACATTGCAGACCTACATCGTGTAGTTGGACTATACAAAGAGATGAATGGTATCGCAGATGTTATGGACGGTCAAGGTGCATCAGGAATGCTGCCTGAAATCAACATGCGCCAGGATCAGGTAATGGAAGAGAAGATTCGTGACGGTAAGATGACAACAGACGAAGAAGGCAGAGTAAGTGTTATGGACATGTCAGCGGAAGAGGTTGCAGACTTAATACGAGATATGGATATTGCACAGAACAAAGAAAATGAGGGAACATTCTAATGAACAACAACATCGATGGAAGAATGATCGCCAATGTTGCCAAGCAAACATTCGGTCGAACAGATTTAACAAAAGACGAACTATCATACGTACTGACGATGTTAAACACCTCGTCTTACCTGCTGAAACATCACAGAGTTAAAGGTCATCCAATTACCTTCCACGTTAGCGGACACGAATCTAACAAAGCCCAGGCGCACCGTCCTTGGCAGATACAAATGATTAACGATACACACCCAAACAAAGCAGTTATCAAGTCCCGTCAGTTGGGGCTATCCGAGGTTGGGGTAGGAGAAATGCTATGGTTTGCAGACTTATATAGTTATGCAGGCGTGAAGTGCTTATACACATTCCCGACCAACCGACAAATGAAAGATTTCGTTTCCACTCGTATTAACCCCCTATTAGAGCAAGGTTATTACGCTACAATCTCTGACCCTAAGTTTGACTCGTTGGAGAAAAAGAAAATTAGAAATAGCTTCATGCTGTTCCGTTCTTCTAGTAAGGGCGCTGCGGTAGAGGGTGTCGATATCGATTACCTTTCACTGGATGAGTATGACCGTGTAAATGCTAGTGCGGAAATCTCGGCAATGGAGTCTATGTCATCTTCACAATTCGGTGTACTTCGTAGATGGTCAACACCTACGGTACCGAACTACGGAATCCATGCACTGTATGACCAATCTGACCAATGTGTGTACATGCATAGATGTGACCACTGTGGACACAGACAGCAAATGGATTACGAAAAAAATATCGAGTGTATGGACGAAACGGGTGTCGATGTCCTAGCTAAGACTGTAAAAGACGGAACATTCCGATTTGTTTGCCAAAAGTGCAGGAAGACCCTCGATAGATGGTATAATGGAGAATGGGTAGCTGCTTATCCCGATCGTACTTTAAATAACCAAGGTACTCGTGGCTATCTAATTACCCAAATGAATGCGGTATGGTTCACTGCCGATAAGCTGAAACGTAAAGAGTTAGAAGCTAAATCGAAGCAGCATTTCTATAACTACGTTCTAGGATATCCCTTCCAGGACGTTGCGTTAGCGGTTCAGAGACCTGACGTTATGGACAATAGACGTAGTTACTTAGAGAAGCCATTAATGGACAGAGGAGACTATAGATTCATCTCTGTAGGTATCGACTGGGGTAACCGACACTGGGTTACAGTCCGTGGATTCAGAGACAATGGTATGATCGATATTATCCGTGTATTCTCAGTAGAGCGTGCTAGAGGGGTAGCGAATATCGAAGCGGATTTAGAGAGTATCATTAACCAATTAATCCCTTACAGTCCCGATATTATCTGTGCCGACATCGGAGACAGCGGAAACTACGTGGACAAGCTTATCCAGTTCTTCGGAGTAGGTCGAGTTTATGGAGTTAAAGTTAACCCGAACCCTCGTTCTAATGGACAGATTCAACCTTCATGGTCAGAAGGTCAGTCAAAGGTTACAGTCGATAAGTTAACACAGAACAAAAAGCACATCTCAGACATGAAGATGAAACGCTTAGGATTCTATAACGCAATCGACCAGGATTTAGAGCTCTACTTGCAGCACTGGATTAACGTTATTATTCGAGACGAAGAGGACGAAAAGACAGGCGAAGTATACCAAATTATTACAGACCGTGGAGATGACCACTACGCTCAATCGTCTGTATATTCTATGGTAGGCATGGATCATGTGTTAGAGCCTTACATAACAAAAGAGCAAGAAAACGCCTTTGGTTACACGACTGTAGACATCATGGCTCCGCAGTCAACAGATATATTTACTCGTAAATACTAAGTTTTTGGGTTCAACCGTTATATTAAAGACGGGTATTAATTACTAAATGAAGGAGTGGAAGTTAAATGTCAACATATAACGTACACGGTGGTCACAATAGTATCGTACAGGGTGCTAACTACGGAAGTCGTAAAGAGCACGTTATGGATCGTCAAGTTAAAGATGCTTTAATTAGCAAGCTTCGTAGCCTTGGTCACACAGTTTATGACTGCACAGACGAAACAGGTTCTACACAAAGCGCTAACTTACGTAACATCGTAGCTAAATGTAACGCACATAGCGTAGATTTAGATATTTCGTTACACTTAAATGCATACAACGGTTCTGCTAATGGAGTAGAGGTTTGCTACTACGACCAACAAGCTTTAGCTGCTAAAGTTTCTAAACAACTTGCAGATGACATCGGTTGGTCTAACCGTGGAGCTAAACCACGTACTGACCTTTACGTACTAAACACTACTAAAGCGCCTGCTATCTTAATCGAACTAGGATTCATCGATAACGAAGGCGACATGGCTAAATGGAACGTAGACAAAATTGCAGACTCTATCTGCTATGCTATCACTGGTCAACGCACAGGTTCTACAGGTGGAAACACAGGTGGAGGTTCTACAGGCGGAAGCACTGGTGGAGGTGGATACGATTCTAGTTGGTTCACTCCACAGAACGGTGTATTCACAGCTAACACTTCAATCAAAGTTCGAAGAGAGCCAAGTGTAAATGCTGAACACCTTCGTACTCTGAACAGCGGTAGTCCATTCACGTACACTTCGTTCGGAATGGAGAAAGACGGTTACGTTTGGATCAAAGGGGTAGACGGTACATACGCTGCAACTGGTGAAACTCGTGACGGTAAACGTATCTCTTACTGGGGAACATTCCAGTAATTCTTTAGAAGCCGACTCTAAATAGGGTCGGTTTTCTTTTATATTAGAGATGATAACTTTGTAGAAAGGATGAAACCAATGTCAAATAACCCTATGGCACGTAACACCATGTACAACAACAACCCTGACATTCTTGAGAAGATTGGGGAACTTGATTTAGCAGTACAAAAGTTAGAAGAAGGATCAGAAGGTAGCGGAGATTTCGCAACGAAAGCTGATATCCAAGGAATGGTTAAGCAGGTTAACAGTACTAATCCCGACCCAAACGGAAACGTAACGTTAACTGGTCTTGTTAAAAAAGTTAACAACACTGCACCCGATGGAAATGGTAACGTTACAATCGCTATCCCTAATGTTACAGGTATGGTTAAACAAGTTAACGGTACTAATCCTGACGTAAACGGGAACGTTACAATCGCTATCCCTAGTGTTGCGGGATTCGTAAAGAAAGTCAATGGTGTAGCACCTGACGGAAACGGTAACTTAACGTTAAACGTATTTACTTCAGGGACAACTGCACAAAGACCTTCTACAGGGACTGCAATTGGGCAGTACTTCTTCGACACAACACTGAATAAACCATTGTACCGTAATGCGGCTAACAATGGATGGGTAGATGGAACTGGTGCCCCTGTAACGTGAGTAGCTTCGGCTGCTCTTTTTTTATTGTCTGTGATATAATGGTAATAGGAGGTGCAGCTATGCGTCCAGGTAAATACAGACTATCTAAAGACGGTGTGGATGAGCTTATGCGAAGGTTGCTTAAGAAGGCAAAAGAATTAGAAGAGCAGGAAAAGACAAAAGAAAAGGGTGTAGCTAGTGACAAGCGTTATAGAGTATGATATAATGTTAATTGTGTTGATTCTTGTCTTTGTAGCTCTTTATTCCGCAATACTCATTCTAGGGTATGTACGGTCGGTAAATGAGCATCGAGAAGGCAGACGAGCAATACATTCGCTAAAAGAGATAGTCGAAGAAGTACTATCGGAAGTAAAGCATACCATTAGAAAGGATGAGATCGAGATGACAAACGAGAAGAAGCATGACGAGTTAGCGGTAGACGGTACAACACAATTGAAGTGGACAAAGGGGTTACTAGCGCCACCAAGCAACCCAGTAAATGAATTAACATTAACTGATTTACTTACAGTAGTACCAACTGACGAAGATTATGACGCAGTTATTGAGTTGCTTACAGACTTGTTCCAAAAGCGCTACGAGGAATATAAATTCCTTATCGCTAAATCTCCTGACGAAGTTAACGATCGTCCGCACCTTTTACAAGTGCAAAGTAACTTCGAAGAAGACCCGTATTTACATAAGTTAATCTTTGCTAAATGTATGAATACTAACCTGGATATGCAAGAGTTATCGAAACGATTTGCGGACTATGCAGCAAAAGGTAACGTAATTAACTTAGGTGAAGACGCAGTTATTATCATTGACGATGGTACAGGTATTCCTTCTACAGGCGTATCTCCTGTCACTAGCGGACTTGAAGACTCAGCTATTACATATATCTTCGGATTCATTAAGAAGTCTAACTATGCAGAATGGCACGAGAAAACATTCCCTAAAACAGAGGAAGCGGAATAATGAGTGAGAATCGCATAACATTAACCGCTAGTTTAATGAACACGTTCTTTATGTTTAAGGAACGTAAGACTGTAGGGCGAATGACAACGGAACACGAAATCTTTATTCCTGCTGAGTTAATGCGTAATGCTGAGGATGAAACAAATGAGTTTATTAAAGTGGCACGCCACATTGGTAGACAAGAGGACTGGGGATGCCCTGTCACAGCTACACCAAAAGTGGTAATGGGTACGCCAGGTACTGAATTTTTATTCACGTTCCAACCCCATACCCAGTTCGATGATATCATAGCGTATATCTCGACTAAGATATAGAGACCTCCTTACGGGGGTCTTTTTTCTTTTTAAAATATTGTTGACATATCGTAAAGGAGCGATTATACTAGGGGTAATCTAGCATTTAACATAAAAAAGATACAGTCGAGGGCTAGTGACCGAGAGGACGGTGTGATCTGTGGTATAATGAGTGTGAGGTTACTAATACCTACAGTAAAGGAGCATACATATGGCAGGTACAGAACGTTTATCATTGGACAAGCTGAACAAACACGAGTTTCCACTAATTAACAGTTTAGACAGAGAGCAGCAAGATATGGTTGCAAAGCTTTATAAAAACCAACGAATCTTCGTAGACTCTGTAGCAGGTTCAGGGAAGACAACAGTTACAACGCAAGCTATGAACGCTTTACTAAAGAAAGGTCTTATTGACAGATTGTATTACGTAGTATTTCCAGTTCAGGAGAAATCTTTAGGTTTCCTACCTGGTGAGGTTTCAGATAAAATCAAAGAATATGCGGTACCGTTTATGCAAGCGCTGCAAAGTGCAGATGTAAACACACAGCATTTAAACTACGAAATGATGACAAACGAGTTTGTCAACTATGACTATAAGATAGCACCACACACATTTATGCGTGGACGCACATTCTCTAACGTAGGTATTATCATTGACGAAGCGCAAAACGCTACGAAAGATGAGCTTAAAAAAGTTTTAACCCGTATTGATGATAGCTGCTATATAGCGATCACAGGTCACAATGGACAAATCGACATCGCTAAAGGTACGTCAGGATTCGCTGAGTATATTCATCACTTCAAGCAAGGTAAACAATCAGGGATTTACCCTAACATTGAATTTGCTAACCTGACACACAACTACCGAGGTGCGTTTAGTTCATTTGCAGACCAACTGTAAATGAAATTAGGAGGAATTACTTATGGTAAAGAAGAAAACGCAAGCTTTTAAAAATGTAACAAAGCCGTTAGGTCAAGCACTAGATTTCCTTGCTCACCTAGAAAAAGGCATTCACACAGGGAACATCGATGTAGACGCTCCCGAAGTTTATAATGGTATTGCAGGAGCGAAAGAGCTTTTGGACGAGTCACTTAAAGCTATCCATGAAATTGAGGATATCAAGCAGGATGAAGCAATGGAAGGTATCCCTAACTTGGATACGCTATTTGCAGGAAATCCTGTAAATGAATACGTGGATGCTATTCTTGCTGTAATCGCTCCGCAACATCCGAAAGACGGTATTAACATGTTCAAGTTGCTTAAAGATGCACAGGCTGCTATGGAAAAATTAGCAGAAAGTCAACGAAAAGCAGAGGAAGTATTGCAAAAGGTAGACAAGAAAGCGGACAAGCCGAAGACAGAGGAAGAGTTCCTTGACCAGTTTGTTGACTCTTTAGACCTTGCTCATGAGGGTATGATCGACTACCATAAAGAATCGTTACGTGATGCGTTCGCACACTTAGACGCATCAGGATACGGAGGAAAGGTTAAATTCTTAATTCCTCTTAAAAAAGGAAACACTTACGCTTCTCTTTACGTTAAGTCGGATTATATCGCAATCCAAGTAGGTGAGGATAAATACGAATATAATCGTTACGAGGTATACGAGGAAGAGTATAGCGCAGAAGAAGCGGCAGTAGAGCCTGTACCATGTCCTGAGGAAGCAGTAGTTCCATGTACGTGCGATGACAAGTCGGACTGCTCTAAACCTTGTGAACGTGACGTAATGGTCGATTTAGCGATTGCTCATTTAACAGACAAGAAAACATTCACAGGCTCCGACTACGATCTAATTCGTTACTTCCTACGAGTGGTAGAAGGCGCAACAGACGAAGACCTACAAGGTTTGTCAAACCGTGCGTTAGAACTAGCGTGGAAGCGTCACTGGTACCTTAAAACCGAAGATAAATAAGTTTAACAAGCCAGTCACAAATTATTGTTGACTGGTTTTTTATTTGTATGCTATAGTGATGTTATACGCTTTATACACACTATAGGGAGATGATGATTTTGACAGAAGATTTTACAACCGTGCTAGACAAAATCGAATCAGGTGAACTTGCACCATCATTTGAAATCGGGCACGTAACTTATTTCATGATTGAGAAAACAGCTTACTCATTTCATTTCTATGCAACATATACGAAAGTAGTACGAAAAGTTGAAAAACCTGTTTTAACAGAGATGTTATATGATCTACGCAACAACAAGTATTACATCCTTCGGAATGGTAGAGAAGTTAAGTTTAGCCTACCTAACCTAGATTTAATTGTTCCTCGTAATTTACTTTACGGGTACAGCAGCTCTAACGACTTCTATAGTTCAGCAGGAGCTAAAAAGTTCCTGGAAGAGATTTCAGTACCTGAAAACAAAGGTATGTACGAGAAGATGGTAAACATCATGGGTAAGATTGGCGAAGAGAAGGTAACGATGACATCCCGCTCTCTTGTACGCCTTATCAAGGAATACAGCAAGTTAGAGCTATTATATAAAGCAGGTCTAGATATTAACGACATCAAAAAGAACTCTGCCCTTCGTGGTATGGTAAAAGCCGCAGCAGCAAACGGAATTAACAAAATTCATCAAATGTTTGGATTAACGAAATCCCAGTATAAGTTCCTGCGAACATTTACAAATAATGCGGACAGACTGTATGGATTGGCAGATCATGCTTCTTTCTTAACACAGAACGCTATGGACATTTACAGAGGGTATACCAAGCAGATTGAAGACTTGCAAGAAGTGTTCCAAATGGACGATCGCTTAAATGTGTTTCTGAATAACGAAACTATAAATGATTTCCTTCTAGCTAACCGAGTTAAAGAGTCGAAAATAGGGCGATACGCAGACGGTTCATTCTTCGGATTTGTTTTCAAGCATAACCACTCAAATACGTATAAACTTATTGAGTACCTACTGTTCGACTGCTATAACATGCAAGGGCTAGATTATGCTAGTGCTTTTGTTACATACAGAGATTATTACAACATGAACGTAGATATGGGTAACACAAGTTTCCATAAGTACCCTAGATACTTAAAAACGTACCATGATATCGTTGCTAGAAATTACAACGTTATGAAAGACCCTGTAGCAGTAGAAGAGTTTGCTAAAGCTGCGGACAACTACCGTGTATTAGAAACAGGTCGATTAGGTGATTACAAAATAATCGTGCCAAAGGATGCTGCGGAGGTTGTAGCGGAAGGTAACGAGCTGCATCACTGTATCGCAAGTTACGTTAGAAAAGTTAACAAAGGTACATCGCAGATCGTGTTCCTGCGTAATAAAGACGAACTGGACAAGCCTTTAGTTTCTGTCGAGATCAGGGACTTTAATGTTGTCCAGGCTAAAGGTTTTGCTAACCGCAATATAACTAAAAATGAGAGAGAAGCGTTGCATATATTCGCTAAACGTCATAAGTTAGGTGTCGCAGAGACACTTTAGTCCACTAACTAGTGTATATTTCATCTCCACTACATCATAGTGAATTTAGAGTGTGTTATAATGAAGATATAACATAACTTATGGCAGAAGCAGGAGGTGGGTGATATGGCTTCAGGAAGCAAGACAAGAACATCTTCCACATATTTACAGTGTACATGCTGTGACAATATAATGAAAATATACAGGAAGAAAAGCAGGCTTAAAGAAAAAGACCACATTAAGCATATGTACTGCTTTAGATGTAAAATCATAACTGCACATTTAGAAGTGAAAGAGGACGTGTTTATACCGTCCTGGATAGCAGAGTGGCAACAATCGGTTAGAGGAGAAGATACAGATGACAATTGACAACAACGTAGACCCGCAGTACCTAGCATTAGCAAAGAAAGTCCTGGAAGAGGGTAATTACAAAGGTGATCGCACTGGAACAGGGACACGATCCCTATTTGGAGAACAGATGCGCTTTGATTTATCTAAAGGATTTCCGATGCTAACAACTAAAAAACTCCCATTCCGAGTAATTGCGGAAGAATTGCTATGGTTTATCAGTGGAAGTACGAACGTAAAAGACTTACTAGATAAGAACGTTCACATTTGGGATGATGACGCTTATCGTTGGTATAAAGAATTAGGACGACCGCTACCGAAGAAAGAGTTCTTCGACTGTATTAAAGAGTTTGGATTCGACCTGGGAGCTATTTACGGGGCACAGTGGCGTAACTGGAACAACGAAGGTATTGACCAGTTAAAGAATGTTATTGAGCAGATTAAAGTAGACCCTGATTCAAGACGACTATTGGTACTTGCATTTAACCCATCGGTGATCGGTAAAGTAGCATTACCACCATGTCATTACGTATTCCAGTTCTATGTAGCAGAAGGTAAACTAAGCTGTATGTTCACGATGCGGTCAAATGACGTATTCCTGGGGTTACCATTTAACATTGCAAGCTACGCATTGTTAGTACATATCGTTGCAAAAATGACAGGTCTAGCGGTCGGAGAGCTTGTATACTCATGCGGTGACGTGCATATTTATAACAACCATGTGGAGCAGTTAGAGCTACAAATGACTCGTGAACCTAAGCCATTACCAACACTTAAAGTGAAGACAGTTCATGAGAATATCGAGGACTATACGCTAGAAGACTTTGAACTTATCGGTTACGAAGCTCACCCAGTTATTAAAGGCAAGGTCTCGGTCGGACTAAAAGAAGAGGAGAAGTGAGTCCATGAAATACACGGATAAGGATAAAAACATGGTCAGAGAAATCAAGATCGCTATTACAGGTGAACTTAGATCAGGTAAGACTACGTTACAGAAGTACGCTGAGAAGAACTACGGTGGTTTCGTTCCTTTTGCTTTCGCAGATGATTTAAAAGAAATGTTCCATGCGGAGTTTCCGCACGTACCGATGAATCCTAAGCCACGTAAAGGCTATCAGCTATATGGGCAGCTTATGCGCTTTATTTACGGTGAGGATTACTGGATTAACAAGTGCTTCTATAAAATAGAACGTGTAAGACGAGCGGCTAAGAGCTACAACATCCTGGGTGACCAAGTGGAGTTTATGCCCCTTATTACAGACGCACGACAACCAAATGAGTTCGAACGCTGTTACAAAGAAGGTTATACGCTCATTAGAGTGGAAGCATCACAAGACGTACGGATAGAGCGTGCTAAGGCAGAAGGGGATAAGTTCTCTTTAGAAGACCTAAGCCACGAGTCAGAGAAGTATGTAGCTGAAGCTCCTGTCCATTTTGTGCTGTATAACAACGGTTCGTTAGAGACATTATATGCCCAGTTTGATGAGGTTATGACCTATTTGAAAGGGGAACAGTAGAATGGCTAAATGGATCGCATATGTGCTATTTCTATACTTTGCCTTCACACTACCAATCGTTATACCGTATCTTGTAATGAGATACAAGTCGTGGAAACTGAGTAGAATCAAATATGGTACACGTAAGTTAAAGAGCGGAGAAGTTATCTTTAAAACTGAAGACGCTTATTTCCTTGCAGTAGACGAGAAAGGCATACCAGTACTGGTCGATAAGAAAGAAGGCGCACGTCTTTGGGAACAAGGTGAACCTATATAATATGCAGGTTCACAGAGGACTAGACTATAATGTCTAGTTCTTTTTCTATATTTTATTAAAAAGTTGTTGACTAATGTACAGCAACGGATATATACTAAATACAAGCAACTGAGAGGATGTTTACAGATGGAAATATCAATGATAGCAGCAAAAGGTAAAAACAATGAAATAGGTCTTGACAATAAGCTGCTATGGCACATCAAAGAGGACTTCGAATGGTTTAAAGAACATACATACAACAAGCCTGTAATTATGGGTAGAGCTACATACGAGAGTATAGGTAAACCATTACCGAACCGCATAAATGTCGTTTTAACCAGGGATGCAAGTTATAACCCTGATCCATCCGTAATCGTTCTGCCGAATATTGAGTCAGTGCTAAGTGAGTTCAAGAAGTACAGAGAAATAATGGTTATTGGCGGAGAAAGCGTATACAAGCAGTTTCTGCCATTTGCAAACAGATTGTATCTTACGGAGATTGACGCTGAGTTCGAAGCGGACAAGTTCTTCCCTGAATTTCCAATGGAAGACTATCGTGAATGCTACAGCCGAGATGGTGTAGAAGATAAGGGGTTTGATTACATCTTTAAGGTGTACCGAAAAAAATTAAAATGAGGGAGTGTATTGTATGTATCATGAAAATGTAGGTGTACGTTGGGAGTATAGTAATGTAACAGACGGAATTACCGTAGCGGAGTTTCACGAGTGGGGCAAGGACGATGAAATAGAGAATATCGATGTTGTACCTGTAGTTGCAATCGATACAGACTCATTACGAGTGGTTGAGCAACGCCAGGATAAATTCCCGAATAGTATCCTACAGGAAGCCTTGACTTATGTATCTATCCGAAATATGCAGAACTATGATATGGATACAGATGATTACAATATCATTTTAAGTGATGGTAAAAGAGTTATCATCGTGTCTATCCACTTACAAAACCGTAAGGTAAATTACTACGGACGCTTAATTATTAGACGAGAACGTAAGGTGCTTCGTCAGTTAGAAGGAAAAGAAATCCCTGAACGTAATATTGCTGCGGAACTAGGTGAACCTCCGAAGGAAAAGAAGAAAGTATTGTCTCACCTAGAGTATGAACATACAATCGGACTAACACAAACAGAGCGTAAATTGAAGAAGTATTTACTTCATAGCTTAAGTCGAATGGAAGGTACGGATAAAGAAGGCTTAATCCGTTATTACTATTGTGGCTTATTCCCTGAGAAGAAAGTACCTAAGAATAAATCTGATAAGAAAATGTTCGATGAAATGGTCGAATTTGCACAATTCGGTTGGAGCGATAAGCACGAAGAATTTGGTTCAGAACTTATTGGTCGAGATAGTGTTTACTCGAATGATTGGAACCGTCTGTTAGCTAAAAGACGTGACCTGGATACTATTCGATGAAAACTTCTGTAGGTGACTTAAGATTAAATCCTAAGATTAAGTGTTTCTTCTTAGGTCACCACTGGATTTTTAATAGGGAAAAGGTTAAACATGAGTGCTTAAGATGTAAGAAACCAAGATATAAGGAATTTGAAAGGGGAAAGTGAAATGAGCAAATTAGTAGATTGGGCTAAAAAAGAGTTAGATCAGTTAGTACCTGAAGGTGACGGGAAAGAAATGCAAGAACGCATTAATAATGATGTACTTGAAATCGTTAAGGTTTTCTCTGCACAAGGTCATAGCGGGTTCTCTGCATCATACGCATTAAACCTTATTCAACGTCTGTTAGACTGGAAACCTATTACGCCTTTAACAGGAGAAGAAGATGAATGGAAGCCATCTTACTTTTCAAGTGACGACACACAACAAAACATTCGATGCTCTGCTGTGTTCAGAAAAGGTACGGACAATTCTACTGCGTATTATATTCACGGGAAGACCTTTACAGATGATGGAGGGAAAACCTGGTATACAAATAGAGAAAGCTTTGTTCCTGTAGTGTTCCCGTTCACAGTACCTGATAAACCTGAACAGATATTTGTAAACTCTGAAGAGGAGCAAGAATGATGGACATTGACAAAGCTAAAGAAGTCATTGATAAGATGTACGCTGAAAAGCGTAAACGGATGTTTGAATTAGAGGTACTAGATAAAAATATCCTTCACGCAGAGAATCGTCTAATGAGTATGTGCCCTCACGAGAATGTGACAGGTAAACTCATCAAGTGGTGCCACGATTGCGGTCATGCGGAGTTGTTTTGGTCATTCCCGAAACGAGGAGGTAAGAAGAATGCTAGGTAAGCAACCAAGTGGATCAGATATAACAATGTATTTTAAGATGCCAAATGGTGTTATGGCTAAGGTGGGAGAAATAGAAACTGTCGTTGCCTATTCAGGTAAAGGGAAAAGCAGGCTTGTTGCCAATCCGTTCGAAGGTTCTATTACCATTAGGGATGCAAAATTTGAACTAAATGATATTGGTAAGAAGGTACAAGAATTAGGATTCAAAGAACAAGATGCATGGACGATATCTACCTTCTACGGTGAAGAAGGGTACAAAAATATTAAGAAACTCGTTAAAATGGGGTTTTCTCCTAGAGCTGCCTTTAACATCCACCGTACCAAAGGTTCGAGTTGGAAGGAGGATAAGCATGGAAAATAAGCAATACGAATACAAAAAGGTACTTGTTCAGAAGCTATCTGATCCCCATTACCACGGTACGTTAGATGCAGACAAGCTAAACGAGCTAGGTAAAGAAAGATGGCAGTTCATAACCATATCAAGCGGTGAGTGTATATTTATGCGTGAAGTTGTAGAGCCGAATCCTTTAGCAGAGGTTCGACCTGCTGTAGCCTGGTTTGCTGCAAAGATGGAAGAAGAACTTAAGAAGAATGATTTTAAGAAAAGTTGGTATGCTTGCGACCCTCGCTTCTTACAAGATAAGATGGAACGTAAAGCAGTTTGTTTTGAAGATAATGTCAGGCATCTAGGTTTAGCGATCGATTCACTTCCAATAGCTGCTGTTAGAGAAGCATCCCATGTTGCGAACTACGCTATGATGGTTGCAACACAGATGTACAAAGCAGCAACAGGTAAAGAGATATGATTTGGTGGATTGTAGGAGCGATCGCAGTTTACTTAGCTATTGGTGTAGCACTATGGTTGTATGTTATATTTAATGACCCGTGGGGAGGATTTGCTCTATTCCCTTTGTATGCATTCCTGATTATAGTAGGGTGGCTGCCATTTATGATTTATAACTTAAGGTACCAGGTTAAAAAAGTGAACGAATGGTACAAAGAGACATTTAAGAACCGAGAGGACGATTAATCGTGGATGCAAAATACGGAGTAGGTGACGAGTTCAAACTCACAGAGGGTTCCGATTCTGTAAACTTAGCTATTTTATTCGTACCCCCACAAGACGGACGTGGGGTGCAGTATTATCTATGTTCAGTATATAGCGGATACGCTGACGGAGCAACGCTCATGACGTTACACCTTAAAGAAGAGTCACTATTAGATAGATGGTTTGAAAAAAGAACAAAACCGTTCAAATGGGAGGAAGAAACAAATGAGTAAAATTCAAAGGTTACATAAGGCAATGCAAGCAATGAACGCAGCACACAAGGAAGCTAAAGGTGAAGTATACGAGATCATTAAGGAACTGATTACAGCTAATGATACGTTACTGGACAAGATTGAGACGTTAGAAACGAAAATTAAACAATTAGAATCACGATCAGGCGCAACGTTTACTGGTGCAGGAGTAGTAATTAAAGGTGAACTTGATAACAACTTAGGTCTTATGGTAGAGGATTCGCTTAATAACAGTAATGAACCTGAAACGGTCACGTATACAGTTGACCCTGAGAAGGTAAAAGCTAAACAGGAAGAAGACGAGCGTATGTCTTTAGTACAAGCCCTGGTATCTGAAAAGATAATCCGAAACGCTCACCCTACGCAAGGTGAACTACAGATGCACCGAGAAACAACGAAACGTCTAGCTGAAGTAGTAGGTCTCCTTCCACCTAAACCAGTTACGGAACGTCCTGAAACTCAACCTATTCTCCTGGTTGCAAAAGATAGTACAGGTTCTATGGGTGCATGGGAATCTTACATAGCTCAATGTGTAGCGCACTGGACGAAGCTAATGTTAGAAGTTAAACATAACTCAACAGTATATGCACGTTATGTCACATTTAATAAAGACGGTGGAGTAGAAGTTCCATTTGAAGAATGTTTCGTTAAAGGTGCAGATGGCGGTACATTAGTCTCTCCTGCTGTAAAAATGCTTAACACTATGGCAGACGATTATGACTACGAAGACGGACATGATGTTTACGTACTGCTCCTATCGGATGGGGATAACCTACAGTCAGATAATCAACCTATGGTTAAGCAGCTAGAACGTTTAGCTCCGAAGACGAAGAAGTTATGGTATGTGGAAATGAACCAGTATAACCGCCTATCGAATGTGTTAGCCGCTTTCAAGAAGGAAGGGGAGTTTACTAAACCGATCCTACCAAACAATATGAGTGCTCACATCATCCAGGGTAATCAGAAAGTATACACAGAACTATTCGAAATGTTCAAGGAGGAAAAGTAATGGGTAAGACATATACAGTAGCGGTACCGATCGTAGCAAAGTTGTTAGTGGAGATAGAAAACCCAGTTAACGAACAAGATGCGATCAAGCAAGCACTAGCAGTTGACATGGAACTACGCCCGCACAGTGTAGACCACACCGTAACGATAGACGAGTGGGATATGCACAAGCATGTTGTACAAGGCAATGTTTTCTACGGAAACATCAATGAACCGCATGTAGTAGCAATAGACGATGACGAGTAAGATCATAGCTCCCTCCTGGGGGCTTTTTCTTTTGTCCACTACTTTCAACTATATTGTATTATATAAATAATAAGATGCTAAGGTAGTACTCCTTTAAAATTTTTGGGTATTATTTTGTGATCGTTGTGGCTCATACTGGGCTCTCATTTTGCTTCCTGTCGCTCTCTAGTGGTGCTTATCATGTATTTGCATGTGTGGCTTCGTATGGGGCTTACACGGGGCGCTAGGGGCTTCTAGTCGGTACATCCTATGTGAGCTCCTTATGTGAGCCTACT